TACTACATTGATATCGATGGCAAATATCGCCCGACGATTTTCTATCGCGAGTTCACCATGACCATCATGGCAGTGGTTCGTGAGTTCGGCTATGAGAATTGCTCCAAAGCTGTGCAGGAACTTTACGACTCCCCCGATGGCTCTGGCCTTACCCGTGAACTCGTCGTGGCCCATGCGATCGAACCCAACACCGACGGACGTGCCAAAGAGTTCTCCATTCCTGAGCGCTTCAAGTTCCGCGAAGCCTATTGGGAATGGGGCGGCTCCGCTTCTCCTCAAGGCGGCTCTGCCAGTCCTCCTGGCTTCCTCCGTAAGCGCGGTTACGAAGAGCAAGTTGCTATTGTCGGCCGCTGGGACATAGTCTCGAACGACCCCTACGGCCGCTCGCCGGGAATGGACGGCCTCCCCGATCAAAAACAAATCCAGCTGGAAACTCGGCGCAAGGCCCAAGCCATCGACAAGATGGTCAATCCGCCTCTCGTTGCCGACGTTCAGCTCAAGAACCAACCTGCCAACCTGACTCCCGGCGGTATCACATTTGTCACCGGTTACGCAGCCTCCGGCAAACCCGGCTTTGCCAGTGTCTACGATACCAAGTTCCCAGTGCAGGAAATCACCGAGGACTTGACCGAAGCCAAACAACGTCTTGCGGAGATTTTCTTCAATGATGTTCTTCGCACTGCCAGCCAATACGAAACCCGATCCAATGTCACCGCAGTCGAATGGGACCTTCGCAAATCCGAATCTTTGGTTATGCTCGGACCGGCATTAGAGAGGATCGACAACGAAGTTCTGCGACCAATCTTGGAGCGAGTCTTCGCCGTGGCAAATCGTGCTGGAATCATCCCTCCTCCACCGCCCGAAATCCAAAACCAGATGATGACCATTGACTTTGTGTCGATGCTTGCTCAGGCCCAACAAGCCACCAAAGCCGGATCAATCGAACGTGTTCTGTCACTCGCCGGCAACATGGCCGGTGTCATCCCCGGCTCCACAGACAAGATCAACTTCGACTATGCTCTTGACAAATACTCTGCACTACTGAACAATGATCCTAAGATGATGAGAACTGACGACGAAGTTCAGAAGATGCGTCAGGATCGGGCTCAGCAAGAACAGGCTCAGCAACAAGCCGCAATTGCCGAGCAGCTTGCCCGCGGTGCCAAGACTCTGTCCCAAGCTGATGCTGGTGGCGGCAGTCCCCTCCAGCAACTTTCGGGAGGCGTAGGTGCGTAACGCCAGCGAACGCAAGGACATTCGCCGATATGAAAAGCAGGCCAAGCTCCGAGAAACCAATCGGATCAACTTCATTGTCGCGGCAATGTCTACAGCCGCAGGCCGAATCTGGTTCCACGATTTCCTTGTCGCCTGCCACATATTTGCAGACCCATTCACAGGTGACGCACTTGTGGAAGCATATAGTAAAGGTGAGCGAAACGTTGGACTTAAAGTGTACAACGACATAGTCCAAAATTGCCCAAATTACTTCATCGACATGATGAAAGAAGCCAAACTAGCGGAGCAAGTAAATGAGCGACTCGATGATGACGACGGAAACTCAGGCGAACCCGACGCCGACGATGGAAGCGCCACTGGCGAATGACCCGGCGAGCCGGACTGAAACAGGAGAGATCATTGACCAATCAGCTTCCCCTGCCAATGAATCTGCCCCAAAGCCCGAAGCCTCTGGCACCCCCAGCGCCTATACCGACTTTTCTGTCCCCGAAGGACATACCCTCGACACAGCCGCCATCGAATCTGCAACCCCCATCTTCCGAGAACTTGGGTTGTCGCAGGAACAGGCTCAGCGGCTTGTAAACTTCTACTCCGAACAGATCGGCAAGATCAACTCTGAAAATGAAGGTTACATGGAAACCATGCGCACTCAGTGGCGCAATGATCTTAAAGCCGACAAGGAAATTGGCGGTAAACTGGATGCAGTTCGAGTTGAAATTGGACGGACCCTTGATCGCCTGCCCGAAGCTATCCGCACCAATTTCAAAGAGGCTATGAATATGACTGGCGCCGGAGATCATCCCGCAGTCATCAAAGCCATCTATTCTCTTGGCCAACTCATTGGCGAAGGCACCCACGTTTCCGGTGACCGCCCCAGTGAACACGGCCAGACTCGTACAGGCGTACAGTCCCGACCTTCCCATGCGGAGTCTATGTACCCGAAACTTTCATCGCGCTGAGCCCCTTGAGGGTTGAACACCAATGGTCAGATCAGCCGACTGAACCCAAACCTATCTAAAGGATCACTATCATGGCAACTATCGGTAATTTGGCCATCACGTATGCTGACTGGGCCAAGCGTATGGATGACAACTATAAGGTTGCATCAATTATCGAAATCCTCTCGCAGACCAACGAAATCCTCGACGACATGCTTGTGATGGAAGGCAACCTGCCAACTGGTCACAAGACCACGATCCGCACGGGCCTTCCGCAGGCTACGTGGCGTCTGCTCAATGCTGGCGTCCCGAATGCCAAGTCCACGACCGCGCAGATCGTCGACACCTGCGGCAACCTCGAAACCTACGCGGTTATCGACAAGGACATTGCCGACCTCAACGGCAACACCGGTGAGTTTAGGCTTTCTGAGGTTCGCGCCTTCCTTGAAGGCATGAGCCAGCAGGTTGCGGCGACGCTGATCTACGGCAACCAGCATACCAACCCTGAGCGCTTCACCGGCCTTGCCCCGCGCTATTCGACGAAGAACACGGCGAACTCGGCAACGGCTGCGAACGTTCTTGATGGCGGCGGCACTTCCTCGACCAACACGTCAATCTGGATTCCGGTCTGGGGCGATGATACCCTTCACGGTACCTTCCCCAAAGGCAAGATGACTGGCCTCCAGCATCGCGACATGGGCGAATGGCCTGTGTCGGACGCGGCGGGCAACACCTACCAGGCCTATCGCGATCACTTCAAGTGGGAAATCGGCCTCGTTCTTCGTGACTGGCGCTATGTCGCTCGCATTGCGAATATCGACGTTACCCAGTTGACTGGCGTCTCGGCTGCGAACCTGATTAACCTTCTGGTCCGCGCTTTGTATCGCCTGCCTACTGCTCCGTCGAGCGCTACGGCGATTCAGTCGTCCGATACCCCGGCGGTTCGCGCGAACATGGGTCGGACGGTGATCTACTGCAACCGTGTGGTTCGCACCTACCTCGACCTCCAAGCCATGAATAAAACTAATGTTCTGCTTAGGTTGGAAGAATTTGACGGTAAAGTGGTAACTACTTTCCGTGGAATTCCTGTGCGTACGTGTGATAGTATATTGAATAACGAGGCTCAGGTTACCTAGATTTGGGAGTTTAGCTATGGACGCCACTGACCTTTTATCTGATCTAACTGTACAGGAATTGCGGCGCAACCTTCTGTATAATCCAGATACAGGTGAGTGGATATGGCTTATCTCTCAGTCGAATTTTATTCAGGCAGGCCGTCGTGCTGGCAATATTGTCGGTGGTGGATATCTGCAAATACGCTTCAAAGGTGTAGGATATTATTCGGCTAGGCTAGCTTGGTTTTATATGACGGGTGAATGGCCTACAGATCAAATCGATCATATTAATCGTGATAGATTAGATGATCGATGGATTAATCTTAGGCAGGCAACCTTCGGACAAAATCAAGCCAACACGGGAATCCCATCAAATAATACATCTGGATATAAAGGTGTATCTTGGCGTAAACAGAGTAATAAATGGGAAGCTCGTGTTAATAACATCTACCTTGGCATGTTTGAATCCATTGAAGATGCCAAGAAAGCTCGCGATGATTTCGTGATAAAAATGCACGATGAATTCGCCGTCACTAACATAGAATTGAAAGGGTCCAAATCATGATTTTGGATGGTCTCCTCACTTTCACCGGCACGTCGAATGGCGCGACCGGCGGTATCACGGCAGGCGCTCAGACCGATCTGCCTACGACCGGCACCCAGGCCGCGTCGAATATCATCGACCTTGGCGGTCCGGCTCTTCCCGGCTCGACCAATGGCGGTGGCGCTCGCGACATTGGCGTGGGCGACGATCCGGCAATGAAACTGTCGGCACTGGTCACTACGGCCATCACCGGCGGTACCAGCCTTCAGCTTCAGCTTCAGGGTGCTCCGGACAACGGTTCTGGTGCTCCGGGCTCCTATACCACGATGTGGCAGTCTTCGGCTATCGCTGAGGCCTCGCTTGTGGCTGGCGCTCAGCTTGCCAACATTGACGTCCCGCGTCCGGCACCGGGTCAGGCTCTGCCTCGGTTTCTCAAGCTGAACTTCATTTCGGTCGGTACCCATTCTGCCGGTGCTATCGAATGTCAGATTGTGCTTGATCGTGATGACCAGATTCTCGGCACTGGTGGTGTCTACTCCGGCTACCCCGCCGGCCTTACGGTCGCCAACTAAGAAAGGTCCCTGCCATGATTCGCAAGCTTATCCTTGGAACCTTGGCAGGGCTCGCCTATATTGGCAGTAGCTTATGCTTCACAGACGCTCGCGGCAAATGGTGGGCGGGCGATCTGGCAGTATGTCGCGACTTCAACTACCGCCGGAACTTGGTATCGAATTCAGTAGGAGGCTGAAATGGCAAGATGGAAACTTATGACTCCCCACTATCTCAATGTCGAAGGCGAGACTTGGGAATACACTGAGAATGATCGGCAGACTGGGCGGCCGAAGCGCGTTCAGTTTCCGGTTCCTCGCCTTCTCGATATCCGCGACCCCAGTTGCTGGACCAATCGCTGGGGCAACAAAGACAACGAAGACGGTGAAATCATTGTCTGTCACGCAGGCAAGGGCGATCCGAAGGACATTGTCTTCATTGGCGACCCAACCCCGGACATGCTCCCTGTCGATGACGAGGCCA